AGTAGATTTAGTAAATTCTAAAATAATAAACGCTAAAACACTTGAAGAGTTACAAACTATGTTTAAAGCATTAACTCCATTAGAGCAAAGAATAGCTACTGAATTAAAAGATAAATTAAAATTAACGCTTAAATAAAATGGAAGGCACAACACATATATTAGAATTAGTTAAAAAAGAAATAATTGAAATAGAGGAATCTATTGTTTATCATAAAAATAAACTAATTATTTTGGAGCTTAAACTAGAAGATTTACAACATAGGGAACAAAATTTAATTAATTATTTAAACTCGTAAATATTATGAATGTAGCTAATATTACAATATCGGAAAGTGATTATCAAAACCTCCTCTTAAATGGTGCATTTATCGACATCAAATTAATATCGGTAAAAATTATGCCAGACGATAGCGAGATTAAAGAAAATGAATCATATAAATTGGCTATTAAAAACTATAAAAAAGCTAGGGACGTTAAAGAAACTATTGCTTTTAATCTTTTAACAAACAAGTAATATGAAATACCCGATAACATACGAGGAGTGGTGCAAGTTACCAAGGACTATTAAAGCTATGAAAATAATTATGAAGGATTGGGATAATAGTAAACAGTTAAAGTTAGAGTTATGATAAGTTTTATAACTCAATTCGCATCAGCCAAACGACAAAAGAAACGCCTAATATACGATGCACAATATAACCGCTATCTTGTTACCCATTCTAAAGTCTGGCAAACGTGGTATAAATGTTCGCTAATAAAAAATTTTGTATGATAAAAGTAAACATAAAACCACTAAGCATTAATGAAGCATATCGAGGTTACAGAATTAGAACACCTAAATATAACTGTTATATAAGCAATGTAATGATGATGCTCCCTAATAGCTTTATTATGCCTAAAACGGATATTAAACTATGTTTAGAGTTTGGATTTAGTAACTCAGGTTCTGACATAGATAATTGTTGCAAACCATTTATAGATTGTTTAGTTAAAAAATATGGCATTGATGACAGATACATAATTGAATTAACAGTAATAAAAAGAATAGTTAAAAAGGGAGAAGAATATATTTTATTCAACTTTTATTAAAATAAATTTGTTTATTAAAATAATTATGTTTTAATTTGCAAACAGATTACAAAGAGTAATTTATTGGACGTTGCAGACCAATCAAAAATTTAGTCAAATAGACTAATAGAACCCATTAGAACGAACTGCAACTCGTTTTAGTGGGTTTCTTATTTTATAAAATTATGGAATACCAAAAATTTTTAGAAAACAAAAAACATTCAATAGGTAATTTTGGATTTAATTCAAATTACATTCCTGAAATTGCTTTTGATTTTCAAAAACACATTATTGAAAAAGCTATCTTAAAAGGTAGAACAGCTATTTTTGCCGATACTGGTTTAGGTAAAACATTAATCCAATTATCAATAGCTAAAAATATAATTAATCATACTAATAAAAAAGTATTGATTTTAACACCTTTAGCGGTTGCTTTTCAATTTATTTTAGAAGCTGAAAAGTTAGGTATTGATGATGTTGAATATTCAAAAGACGGTAAACATACTAAAAAAATAGTTGTATGTAATTACGAGCGTTTGCATTACTTTAATGAAAATGATTTTGTAGGTGTTATTTTAGATGAAAGTTCTATATTAAAAAACTTTGACGGTAAAATTAAAAATTCAATTACATCATTTATTAAAAAGATTCCTTATAGATTTTTATCAACTGCAACACCTAGCCCAAATGATTATATTGAATTAGGTACAAGTAGCGAAGCATTAGGATATTTAGGGTATACCGATATGTTAAGTAAGTTTTTTAAAAACAATGGTAATTCTATTGATATTAGACACGCTGGATGTGAATGGTATATTAAACCTCATGCCGAGAATGATTTTTGGAAATGGGTATCACAATGGGCTATATCAATTCGTAAACCAAGTGATTTAGGTTTTAGTGATGAAAAATATGATTTGCCAGACTTAATAGAAAATAAACACATGGTAAAAAATAATGCTATTTTAAATTCAGCAAATAATCAAATGCAAATGTTTAATATGCCAGCCGTTAATTTTTTTGATATTAAAAAAGAAACTCGTAATACATTAAACGAAAGATGCGAAAAGGCTTTTGATTTAGCTAGTAAACATGATACTAGCGTTTATTGGGTTAACTTAAATGATGAAGCTAAACTATTAAAACAATTAGATAAAAACTCATACGAGATTAAAGGGGCTATGACTATTGATCAGAAAGAAGAAATGTTAATAGGATTTGCAAAAGGTGATATTAAAAAACTAATTACTAAAACTAAAATAACCGCTTTTGGTTTAAATTGGCAGCATTGCAACCACACTACATATTTTCCTACTTATTCATATGAGCAATATTATCAAGCTATTAGAAGGTTTTGGAGATTTGGACAAAAGAATAATGTAACAGTTGACTTAGTTTTATCAGATGGTCAAACTAGAATAATGGATAGTTTATCAGTAAAAAAACAAAAGGCAAACGATATGTTTACAAAGCTATCACAAAATGTAAATAGTATTTATGAAATACAAAAAAGAGAGTTCACAAAAGAAATAATTAAACCTAAATTTTAAAAACAAAAAACAAAATGGAAAACAAAGTAAAAGACCAAGTAGTCACAGAAAATTATGCTATTTACAACTCAGATTGTATGTTAGTATTACCAACTTTAGAAACTGAAAGCATTGATTTATCAGTTTACAGTCCTCCATTTGCAGGGCTATACAACTATTCAAGTAGTGAAAATGACTTTAGTAATTGTGAAAGTAAAGAACAGTTTTTAGACCAGTACGAATTTTTGATAAAAGAGATTGCAAGGGTTACTAAAAAAGGACGTATTACCGCTGTTCATGTTACTGATGTATTTGATAATACTTGTCGTTTGTGGGATTTTCCACACGAAGTAATTAGACTACATGAGAAATATGGTTTTGAATATCGTAATCGTATTACAATTTGGAAAGAGCCTTTGAAAGTTCGTATGCGTACAATGGTACAATCTTTAATGCATAAATTTATTGTAGAAGATAGCACAAAATGTTTTACGGCTATGCCCGATTATGTATTGATATTTACTAAAAAAGGAGAAAATGAAGTTCCTGTAACACACGAAAACGGATTAAAATATTATGCTGGTGAAACTCCAATTTTACAAAACATTTTAAGAGCTTGGAATAATGCAAATGATTCTGATTTTAACGAAGCTCAATTATGGGAATATTTAAACACTAAATTTATAAACCATGAAGACCCAAAATCAAATAAATTAAGTCATTACATTTGGCAGCGGTACGCTAGTTCTGTATGGGATGATATTAGAATAGACCACATTTTACCATTTAGAGATTCTAAAGAGGAAGATGATGAAAAGCATGTTCACCCTTTACAATTAGATGTAATTGATAGAATAGTAATGTTATATTCAAATCCTAATGAAGTTGTTTTAACTCCGTTTATGGGTGTTGGTAGTGAGGTTTATAGTCCTATTTCATTAGGTCGTAAAGCTATTGGAATTGAATTAAAAGATAGCTACTTTAAACAAGCTAAAATAAATTTATCTTTAGTTGAAAAAAGATTTATTGAAAGTGCTAAACAAGTTAATTTATTTGAATCTGAAAATTTAGAAAGTTTATGATACAAACAGAAACCCAAGTATTTATAGCCCTAATTAAAGGAGTAGTTGAGCAATCGACTACTCTTACTGGGGAGTATAAACAGAAACTCAAACAAGAGTTTAATATCTGGCAAAAGCAAGGTTTTAAAATTGTAGAAGAATTAGAAAAACAAAATAAGGTAAATGAAGAATATGTAAACGATATAACTGATATTTATCATAATATTAACCTAGAAATTAAAAAGACATTAAATGCAAAATTTAGAAACCCTCAACCTCCCAAACGCATCAATTGATAAAATACAAAACGAATGTTACATAACGATTGACAATAAAAAATTACAGATTAAACCTAGTAAATTTATGTTAAATAGTAAAATAAATTTGGATATTAAAAAGTAATTGATTAATTTTGTAAAGTTGTCTGGAAGCAACTCAATAAAAAAATTACTTAAAAACCTTCATTCTGCGTGTCTTCCAGCACAAAGTTTGGAGGTTTTTGCATTTAAAAAAAATATGAAAACAAAAGTTAAATTTTTAGGTTGTGATAACTTATTAGAATTAGAAAGTACAGTTAATCAATTTCTTACAACAATTAATGCAGATTACTTAGTCGATATTAAATATTCAAGTGTTTTGAATAATGAAGAATATTATATTACTTGTTTAATAACTTATATAATTTCTGACTAATGGCAAGGCAACAACAAAATACAGTAGATTATTTTCCTTTTTTATGTAAAGAAGGTGAGGCTATGTTTTATATTGAGAATAAATATGGTAATGATGGGTATGCCACTTGGATTAAGATTTTAAGACAATTAGCAGTTACAAATTATCATTATTTAAACTTATCTGAGTATAAAAGTAGGGCATTTTTAAGTTCAAAATGTAAGGTATCTGAAGAAAAATTGATTGAAATTATAACAGACTTATGTTTTATTGGAGAATTTAATAAGGAACTTTGGGAGCAAAATAGAATAGTTTTTAGTGAAAAATTCATTGAAAATATTAAGGACGCATATTCTAGAAGAAAGAATGAATGTGTCAATATGTTTACATTATGCGTACATTTAAACGCAATGAACGTGCAAAGTGCATACATTTTAGATCAAAGTGCATACGCAAACCCTAAAAAACAAGACATTAATCCGTATAGTATAGTAGAGTATAGTATAGTAAAGGATAGTAAAGTAAATAAGAGTAAAGTAGAAAATACGATTGAAACTTTTTTTGATGAAGATTACCAACTCGAATATATTTTAGATGAAGGTGTAAAAATTTACGGAGCACCCTATCAAATTAAAACTGGTGGCATGTCTAACCAAGCTATAAAAGTTCATTGTCAAACTTACAATTTAAAATACCCAAAATCTAATGGTTAGTATTCAATTATTTTATGCCTTAGGCATCGAACCAAAAAACAATAACGGATTTCAACAAAAGTGTAAATGTCCTAATTGCAAAACAATAGGTAAACAAAATTATCAAGATCTTTGTTTATCTGTAAATTTAGACAATGGATTATACAATTGTCATAAATGCGGATGGAATGGATGCGTGGTTAAAGGAGAAACTAAAAGCTATCAAAAACCGATTAGAACTAATTTTACAGCTTTAAGTGATGAAGGATTAGCAATGTTTACTTCTAGAGGTATTAGTCAAGTAGTGGTTAAGGCGAATAAAATAATGCAGGAATTTGACTTTATCGTTTTCCCTTATTTCAGAAATAACGAACTAATCAATAAAAAAAATAGAAGCTTAAAAACTAAGGATTTTAGACAAGCTAAAGATGCTGAAGCTATTATTTACAATTATGATAGGGTTAAAAACGAAAAGGAAATAATTATTTGTGAAGGTGAATTTGATTGTATGGCTTTTGAAATGGCAGGATTTACAAACGTAACTTCAGTTAATCAAGGTGCTCCAAACGAAAACGATAAAAATATTGATAAAAAACTTGAATGTATCACAAATTGCTATGAAGTTTTTGAACAAGCAGAAACTATTTTTATCGCAGTCGATAAGGATGCAAACGGTTTACGTTTAGAAAATGAATTGATTAGACGTTTAGGCTCTGAAAAATGTAAAGTAATATCTTTTCCTATTGGCTGTAAGGACGCTAACGATGTTTTGTTAAAGGATTGTAAGGAAACTTTAATTGAATGCTTTAAACAAGCTAAACAAGTTAAAATTGAGGGTATATTTACTTTAGATGACGTAAAAGATTCAATGTTAAAAACATTTACTGAAGGTAAACGAAGGGGAGAAACTACTCATTGGTTTAGATTAAATGAAAATTATACACATCGTTTAGGAGAAATTACTCTTTGGACTGGTTACATGAATGAAGGTAAATCTACTTTTTTAAAGCAAATATTATTAGCTAAGGCATATTTTGATGACTGGAAAATAGGCGTATTTAGTCCTGAAGACTTCCCTGCTGATGAATTTTACGACGATTTAATTCACATGCTTGTTGGTAAAAGTACTGATACTTATGATAAACACGTTATGGAAAGGGCTGAATATAATGATGCTATCGACGTAATTAAAAAGAAATTCTTTTATGTTTATCCTGAAAAGGATTTTAGTTGGGAGTCTATTGAGGCTAAAATGTTATACTTAGTTAGAAAGCAAGGTATAAAAGCTATTATTTTAGATCCATACAATCAATTCGACCACCAAATAGGTAACGGAAGGGAAGACCTTTATATCTCTAAATTTATGGCAAAACTTAAAAGATTCGCTATAATTAACGATGTTGCAATTCATTTAGTGGCTCATCAAACAACTCCTATTTATGTTGCTGGTCAAAATTATCCACAACCAAATGCTTATAAAATTAAGGGAGGCGGAACTTTTGCGGATAAAGCCGATAATGTTATATTTATTTGGAGGCAATACAGGTGTACAGATCCAACTAATCCTTCAGTAATATTTGGAGCTGATAAAATTAAGAAGCAAAGATTAGTAGGTCAATTAGGGCAAAAGGAATTTCATTTTGATTATTTACAAAATAGGTATTATTTAGAAAATAAAAACCCTTTCTTTGAAGTTAAAATGAAACAATCAAATGTTTTTGAACAACCTAATAAACTTCAGGATAATACAGATTTTGTAAACCAAAGACAATTACCAAAGGAACCCGATTTAATAACCAACAGCGGGCACGATGAAACCGCTTTTTAAAAACTAAAAGAGATAAAACTATTAAATAAATAACCAAAGATTATGAAAAAAAGTAAAGAGTACGCATCTAAAATAGTAGAGGTTGCATATCACGAAGTATTACCAAATAAAGAAACGGTACCTAAAATAGTAGATGCACTTATTACTGAATACGCAGAACAACAAATAAAAGAACTTCAATCTTTATTGGATTTAAGCAATCTGCAATTAAAGTCAAGTAAGCAAGATGTTAAAGAACTCAAAGATGAGATTGAAAAAACTAAACAATGGAATCTTGAATTAGTTTACGCTAACAAATTTATGTCAATAGATAGTCATAAATAACCCAAACAACCAACTAAAAACTAAAAGAGATGAAAGCCTTTGAGATACTATACATCGCTCCAATCTGCCAAAAAATAACACTAAATAATTGGCAGTTTGTTATTTATTGTAATTAAAATTAAAAAATATGCGTTCAAAATTTGATAAAAAACTTACAAAAGTAAGTAAAATAAGAAAAGTTATAAAACTTTGTAAAAAAAATAAATACGTTAAACTAATAGATATATTTAATTATGATATGTTTTATCGTAATTAGTTGTATATTTGTTTTATGAAATATTTATTTATCATATTATTATTTGCATTAAGTTGCAAAAAAAAAGAAAGTGCTAAACCCTTAGAGGTTGCTAATGTTGAGGTTTATTGTAAATCGGCTAATGCAACGGTTAATACTAATATTTTAGAAACTATCAACACGCAACATTTTAATAAATCGTTTGAAGTTAGCGATCCCGAAATAGTAATATACGTTAAAAACAATGTTAAGTCAAGTAATGACAGCATAAATATTAAAGTTACTTATTTAGGTATTACTAAACAACAAGGCATGAAGTGCGTTAATACTATTGGTAATGTTGGATTTCAATTAAGTAGTTTTTAGTAATGGCAACAAAGCCAAATAAAGAAAATATTATAACTGAAATTCTTATACTACTTGAAAAGGGTATAAGTTACACTGAATGCATCAAAGTAATTCAAAGTAAATCAAAGTTAGTAGAATCAACTTTTGCGTCTTATTGGAAAATAGCCAATCAAAGACATTTAGAGGTGCAACAAGCCACGCAAAAAGCAATAGCTGAACAATCTACCGTTAATGACATAGAGCGTCTTAAAATCGGTATTTTAAATAAAACAGAGGCTTTGAAGATTTTAACTGAAATTGCAAAAGAACCTTTAAAAGAATCTGCTATGGGTATGGTTTCGGCTAAAACAGAACAAATATCAGCTATTAAAACTATTTCAGAGTTGCAAGGGTGGAATAGCCCTATTAAAACAGATAACACAAATGTTAATTTAAATAGTGAATTATCTAAAGAAGATATTGATAAATTAGCTAAAAGTCTTAATGAAAAGTATTAATGACACCCGAATATATAAAAGAATTAAAGGTTGCTAAGTATCAATGCTTAACATCTACTTTATTTTTTTCTCGCTATTTCTTTAAAAAACGTTTCAATCGAAAATTTGTTATTGGTGAACATCATAAAATTATTTCAGATATTTTAGATAGAGTAATTAGTGGTGAATTAAAGAAAGTAATTATTAACATTGCGCCACGTTATGGAAAGACTGAATTAGCAGTTAAAAACTTTATTGCTCGCGGGTTATCAATTAATCCTAGTGCCAGATTTATACATTTATCTTATTCTGATGATTTAGCTTTGGATAATTCTGATGAGGTAAGGGAATTAATTAAAAGTGCTGAATATCAGGAAATGTTCCCAAATGTTAAAATTAAGCCTAAATCAGATAGTAAAAAGAAATGGTATACTTCAGAAGATGGCGGAGTTTATGCTACAAGTGCTGCAGGTCAAGTAACTGGATTTGGAGCTGGTCAAGTTGACAATGAAGACGAAATTATAGATAGCTTCTTTGTTGGTAAAGATGGTCAATTATTTGGCGGTGCTTTAATTATTGACGACCCTATAAAACCAGAAGATGCCGATAGTGATAATGTTAGGGAGCGTGTTAACCAACGTTTTGATAGTACAATTCGTAATCGTGTTAATAGTAGAAATACGCCTATTATTATTATTATGCAAAGGTTACACGAAAAGGATTTGTGCGGATATTTAATTGATCAAGAGCCTGGCGAATGGACTGTAATATCTTTACCATGCCTAAAAGAAGATGGGACTGCTTTATGGGAATTTAAGCATACGGTTGATGAACTAAATAAAATTAAAGCGAATAATAAAATTGTTTTTGAAAGACAATACCAGCAAAGCCCTAAGCCATTAGAGGGGCTAATGTTTCCAGAAAATGAGTTAAGATATTATAAACCAAATGATATATTGAAGTTTGAAACCTCAATAGCTTATGCGGATATTGCGGATGAAGGCGAAGATAATTTAAGCGCGCCAGTAGGTCGTAATATTGGAAGTGATATTTATATTACTGATGTTACATTTTGTCGTGAAAATACAGGCGTTACTTTACCAATGGTAGCGGATATGTTTAAACGCAACTTAACTACTTATGCAAGGGTAGAAAGTAATGCTATGGGTGCCATGTTTAATCGTGAGTTAACTAAATTAGTGCCAAATACTAAATGTTTACCAGCTCATTCAAGTACTAATAAATTTACTCGTATTTTAATGGATGCGGTGTTTATTAAAAAATATTGTGTATTTATACATCCAGACTATCAAACATTACAATATAAAGCATTTATGAAAGAATTAACAAGTTATTTAGCTAATGGTAAAAGTAAGCATGATGATGCGCCTGACAGTATGAGTGGCTTAGCAATGTTTATTCGCGCAATGTTGCCTAAATATTATTTGTAATTACTATATTTGTATAATGAAACATCACAAACAAATAATAAATTTCATTATTGCATGGGTGTTAATAATCTTTGCTATTAAAATAGTTTATGAAGTAGTGGTGTTTAGCGCTAAAGTATTAAATAATTTTTAACTACTTACCAAACTGAGCAACCAAACGAGTATTTGCATCCTGCGGTGTAATAATACCACTACTTACCAAAGAATTTAAGGCAGTGCTAACAGTATTAAATGTATTTGCCGTTTCAACTTTATCAGTTTGTAAGTATGGTAAATGACTATAATCTAAGACTAATCGACTACCTTTATCAATACCTATAAAAGTACTTAAAGCCTGAGTAAATCCATCGGCATAAGGCACAACCGTATCGTTGTGCGTTTGAATTAATCCATGCTTTAGATTTTCATAAGTTGAATTAATAAATAAGTTTTGATTAACTCCTAAAACGTTAAGAATAGTAATAAAATTAGCCTCTATTTGTTCCATTAACAACAAGTCTTTTGTTGGGTAACTCATAGGTGACCACGTAACCGATCCAGTCGTAATATGTATTTTCTTTTGTCCGTCTTCTATTCCGTTTTCATTTCTATAAGTTGCTTCAAGTTCTTTTTTCTCTTCTGGCGTCATAGGCAATGCACCCATAGCATCTTTACTTTGAGAGCTTAACACGCCTATTCCACCTTTCTCAGTACTAATACAATTTAAGTATTGACTCGCAGCAACCGTATTACTTAAAGGGTATTTCATAGCTTGTAAAGGACTAAAACCAATTAAGTTATTATCTAAGTCGCTAATCTTTGACCATAAAATTTGATTTACTTCGAAAGTTTTTTTAGTACCGTTTTCGTCATATTCATAATTACTTACAATACCTTCAAGTGTCACCTGATCGAATAATTTGCCAGTTAATTTAGGTTTAATATTTGCTGAACTAATATTTAATAAACTTTGTGGTGTAGTGCTTAATCTACTTGCGCTATTTTTATAAATGAACTGATTACCATATACGATAAGCTGAGTTAAGTATTGTTTTAAGAACGGGTTTTGCCCTTGTAATATGTTTGGATTCTCTAATAATTTAGCAACATCTGGAGGTAATGGCAATACTTCATTACTACCTATTTTTTGTAGCATGAATTTACCATTTGCGAACATAGCCCCTAATTTATCTACTGGCGTTCTTAGTTGTGGAATGGTATTATACAAGTCGTAAGGTACTTGGGTATTAATATAAACCTCACCTTTATTTATTTGGTAATTAATTCGACTATCAAAATACTGTTTTCTTTGGTTCTTTTTATTAAACAAAGCACCAAAGCGCTCGATAAAGTTTAAATCTTGATAATTTGATTGCATTATTTACTAATTTAGTTTATATTAATTGCATTAATTGCAAAAATACAAATTATTTTTATATAAATTTGCATATATTAATATTAATAGTTATTTTTACGCAAAGTTTTTGTGATAAATACGCAACACTTTATTAAATGGGAAAAGAAAAAACACTTACGCCTGAGCAAATTAAAGCTATTAAGGCTACTAAAAATGCTATTATTAACGCTAATCTAACCGTTAATAAGTAATGGATATTCCAAACTTTGATACTCACGAAAAACTTTTTAAATTCCTTAAGGAAAATAAGAGTTTATTAATTGCAAATAAAAAGTCAGGCATGAAACGTGCCGATTCAGTTTCTTTTAAACCGCCTGTTGAAAAATCACAAAGTAACAAAGCTGGATTAGATGTTTTAGAAACTGTTGACTTAGAAAAAATAAAAGTTAGTGTTGTAATTAATACCACTAATATAATGGATTCACATGATGACGTCCACATGGTTGGTATTTGGAATAAATCACTAAAAGAACAACGCTCACTATATTTATTGCAAGAGCATCAAATGACATTCGATAATATAATTACTGATGAATTAGATGCCTCAGTAAAAATGTTATCATGGAAGGCTTTAGGTTTTCCAGAGTTTATGGGTACTACTCAATCATTAATATTTGATGCAATAATTGACTCCGACCGTAACGAAAAGATGTTTGATAATTATCTAAAAGGATATGTTAAAAATCATTCAGTTGGTATGCAATACGTTAATCTTTATTTATGTATGAATTCTAAAGAGTCTATGTATAGTGAAGAGAAATCGAATTGGGATAAATATATTTTACAAGTAGTTAATTCAGATAAAGCAATTGAGAAAGGATATTTTTGGGCAGTTACAGAAGCTAAAATTATTGAAGGCTCAGCCGTTCCAATTGGTTCTAATTATGCAACTCCTACACTTTCAGTAAGTGCAACAAATATTATTGAAGCCGAAACTATCACTTCAAGTAAAACAGAGCCGTTGAAAAACACTCAATTAATCAAAGAACAATTATATTATTTAACTAACAATTTAAAACTATCGTAATGAACGAAGAACAAATCGCAGCGCAAAACGCGCTTATAGTAAAATTAAAAGCAGAAGTTGAAGGGCTTATTGCATCAAAAAACTTCGCTGGATTAGCTGAGGTAGAATTATTAAAAAAAGGTTTAGAAGCTTCTATTAAAGCAGAAGATTTTGAAGCTGTAAAAGTAGAGGCTATTCGTTTAGCTTCAGAAGTTAAAGCCTTAAAAGAAAATTCAAGTAACTTTGATAAAGATAAATCTTTAAAAGGTCAATTAACTAAATTTATTAATGATAACCACGAAAAAATTAAACAAGCGTTCCATTCTGGGTCGGGTGTTGTTGAGTTTAAAGTGGTAGGTGATATGTCAACAGCTTCTGCAACTGTTCCCGATGGTATTCCAACATTACAAGGGGTTCAGGTTGCGCCTCCTTCAAATGTTAATTTGCGTACAACTATTACTGATGGATTAGTTTCTGTTTTTAACACTAACTTAGCATCTTATCCGTATACTGAAACATCTGCAAAAGATGGCGATTATACTTTTTTATTAGAAGGTGGTACTAAGCAAGAGATTGACTTTACAATCGCTACACGTTATGCAGCGCCTAAGAAATTAGCAGCATGGGAAAAATTAACAGAAGAGTCTATTAATGATATCCCCGGTTTAATTTCAATTGCATACGATTACTTAAGAAAAAAACATGATTTAAAACGCCAAAACGGCATTTTATTTGGTGACGGTATAGGAGCTAATTTAAAAGGAGCTACAACTTACGGACGTGTATTTAGTGCTGGTGCATTAGCTAATACAGTAGTAAGTCCTAACTTTATGGATGTTGTAAATGCTGCAATTACAGATATTTTCACAACTCATAATTATACTGACGAAATGCCTTACATGGCTAACTTAGTAATGATACACCCAAATGATTTTTATACGCAATTAGTTGCTGCTAAAGATGGTTTTGGTCATCCATTATATCCAATGGCTTCTTTATTTAACCGTGTTGTAATTGGTGGTGCTACTATCGTACCATTTGAAGACATTCCAACTGGTAAAATATTTGTAGCGGATATGAGTAAGTACAACACTACTAACTTTGTTCCATACACAGTAAAAATTGGTGTTGTTAATGATGACTTTATTAAAAATCAATTTGTTATTTTAGGAGAAAGCCGTTTACATGGCTTCGTTAAAAAACTAGATGAACAAGCATTTTTGTATGACGATATCGCTACAATTAAAGCAGCAATTACTTTAGTATAATTAACTAGCCCCTGAGTAAAATCGGGGGCTTAATTTAAAAACAATGGCAAAGAAAAATATAATACCAAAAAAGGATGTTAAGATATTGAAAGTATCAGACTTAAAATCTAAAAAAGAGGAAGTTGTAACGATTGAAATAATTAAAGATTTATCAATTTTTAAGATTGGAGATACAAAACAACTACCTAAAAGTTTAGCAAATCAAATGGTAAAATTAGGAAATGCCAAAATTATTAACACAAACTAAAAAGAAATAATGAAAAAACTATTTTCAATACTAGCATTAATTTGCTTTACGATTGGCTTAAATGCTCAAACCGTATCAACAATGGTATTAAGTGCTACACACTTTACCAATACAACTGCTGTAACTGCTACACTTCAAACTAAATCAGTATGCGGTAACGTGTCTATTCAAGCAATAGCTACTAAATCAACTGGAACAGTTGCTGGTACAATAACAGTAAGCGCATCACTTGATAATGTAACATTTGTATCTTTAACCTCAAATACATTAGCTTTAACTGATGTTGCAAGTCAAGGATCTATATTTACATATTCATCTAATCCTTACTTATATTGGAAAGTTACATTTACAGGAACTGGCACAATGGATGCTGTTGCAAGTGCTTCTTTATTTACAAGTGGTGCTACTAACGCTCATGCCACTATACCATTAACAAGTCCAACGGCTTCGACAAGTGCTTCAACTACTAATACAGCAACTTCTTATATAACCTTACCAGTTCAATTATGGTACAATAATATAACAATTCAAAGCATTGTAACTAAAGTATCTGGAACAGTAGGCGGTACAGTAACATTACAAGTATCTGATGACGGAACTAATTTTGTAACTATTAATTCAAGTTATGTAAATAAAACAACTTACACACCTACTGACATTGCAGTTAATTCAGACTTCTTTATTGTAACTGGTTCACCTTATCGTTATTATAGGCTAAGTTATACAGGTACAGGCACTATGAGTGCGACGCATAAAGGTTATTTATTACCGAATAAAAACTAAATACTAAATATTGCGCCTTAGAGAAGCGGTTCATCTCGCCAGACTCATTATCTGGAAATCATTGGTTCGATTCCAATAGGCGCTACTAAGAAATAATTATGGCTAAAATAGTTCAAATATCAGATTTTAAAGGAAAGTATCAAGTGTCACAAAACGCATTTGATGTTACTTCTTTTCAATCTTTTATTGACAAATATGAGCGTAAATATTTATATGATTTATTAGGGGTTACTCTTGGGGACTTGTTGTTAGCGGATATTACTACCCCCTTCGCAGTCCCAACAACATTAATTTACCAAACTATTTTTAATGAGTTAAATTTAGATAACACTTCTTTTTGTAGACAAATTAGAAGTAACGGTATTAAAGAAATGCTTTTAGGCTTTATTTACTTTGAATATATAAGAAGTAAAGCGGTTGTAAATACGCCAGTAGGTTCTGTAATAGCTCAAAATGAAGTTAGTATTATTGCCGATTGGAATAGTACTGGATTATATGCTAACTATAATGAAGCTATTAAATCTTACCAATCAATTCAAAGATACATTTTATTAAATTCAGTTAGTTATACAGACTTTTATGGGTCAAATAAATCATATAACCACCAATTGATTTAATGACTAATAACCAAACATATAATCGTTTACTACCAATCATTAACCAGATTGATAAGGGTATAGTGTGCCAAAGTGTTACGGCCAATATTGACGGCACATTTACTTTTTTATGTAAAGATACTGGATATTTAACTGCTGGGTATAATATTACTATTGGATTATTAGCTTATACGGTTGTTTCCTTTGATTGTAACGTGTCAATAACTGTAAGTGGTGCAAGTTTACCCACAGTATTAACGTTTGATTTATACCCACCTATTTACAAGCATGGTACTATTACTAAAGTAGCAAGTGAATTAAATACATTAACAGATTTTAAGCAAAGAACGCCTTTAATATTTTTACATGAAATAGTTGAGGAGAAATATCATTTTGACCCATTAGATGCCATTGATACTGATTCCGATGTTCGTTTATATTTCTTAACAAATTGTAACATAAAAGACTGGACTCAATTACAAGGAGACACATTAGGCGTACAGCCTATGCGTAATTTATGGAATCGTTTTATTGTTGCTTTAGTAAATAGTCAGTATGTAAGTGACATGACTGGCATTGGAAGTGTAAAGAATTACAATGTATTCGGAAACATAAACGACAACGGAACTGTTAAAAATATATTTAATGATTTTTTAAGTGGTGTTCAAGCAAAAATAACTATTCCATTTTTAAGAGATTGTGATTGTTGCGACACGAATACTTTAGATAATCGACCAGCTCCTGCCTATGTTTATAATAATTTAGGCGTTATTTTAGCAGTTCTTTATTCAAATCAAACATATACAGTAGTAAGTGGTGGCGCTTGTGCAGACGTAACAATTCAAAATATAATTACAGGGGCTACAATAACAACAGTTGCAAGTGGTGGAACTTACCAAGTAGAACAACTAACAGAAATAATTGACACAATAGATTCAAATACAACAACAATAATTGATCCAATATAAACCCTAAAAAACCAAAAAAATAATGTCAACATTATGCTCATGTACATCAACGTACAACAACACAGGCTTACCAAATTGTATTGGTGAGCTAATTAAAGACTCTCAAAAATTAATTATGGTTTCTCGCTACAACAATGCAGGAACTTTAAACAAAATTACATTACCAGCAACTTTAAATGCTGCTTATTTTAGCGCATTAGTTACAAATGCAGACCGCTCGGTTCGTTGGTATCCGTTACCAAAACACGTTAACTCTGAAATTTCAAAAGATACTTCAGTATTTGAAACTGCAACCGATGGGACTAAGCAATTTATCCATGAAGGAGTAAGTAACTTTAAATGCACTTATTTTAGTAAACAACCATCTTTTTTATCAATTTTAAAAGGTGGAAGATGTACTGATATGGCTGTTTATATCGTCGATAAGAACGGGGCATTAGTTGGTTTATCTAACAATGAATCAAATGTATTGTATCCATTCGCATTGAATAAAAATACAGCTGATGCTATTTACAAATGGGCTACTGCTTCAACTGGCTCTAACATAGAGTATATGTTTGAATTTGATACTAATCAAAAAGATGAAGAGATTGTTAAAATTGATTCTGCAGATATGGTTTCAGTTAATTTATTAAACTTAGATGGTTTAATTGATGCTAAAGTTTCTTATACATCAACAGGGCAAACTTCAATGGTTGTAAAATTATTTGCAGTAGGCGGTTCGGTTGCAACTCCAGTGGCAATACAAGGGTTGTTAGCTGCTAACTTTGCTTTATACAACGTAACAACTTCTGGTGCAGTAACTGTTGTAACTGCTGTAGAAAGTACCGTAACGCCCGGCACTTATACTTTAACTTATGCCTCTCAAACGATTGGTAATGTTATTCGTTTAACTCCAAATTACGCTAAGTATGACTTTACAGATGTAATTGCTACTACTTCAGTTGTTGTTTAATCAAATAGGAATATAAACTTAAAAAGCCTTATCAAATCGGTAAGGCTTTTTTTAAAACTAAAATAATGGAATATTATAAAGGAATTATACATATTGAGTCATCAAAAAGTATGACTAAAGAACAAATTTTTGAAGCGGTTAAAAGCGGATTAACTGAAGATTTTGAAGAGTTTTATTTAGGTTTAACGAAAGTAAACGGAACTTATGAGAGCCTTGACAAACCTAGCACTAAGAGTAAAAAGTCTTAATGTAAATGATATGATTCATGAGTTAAGTGAAAACAACGACTTTATGGATTTTATTATTGAACTAAATACTGTTAACCAACTTTACGATAAGGGAGTTAACTCTAAAGGTGACAGTATAGGTGAGTATTCGCCAATGACTAAAGGAATAAAACAAGAGGAGGGAAAGCCATACGACCACGTTACATTAAATGATACTGGAGCATTTTATGAGTCATTCAGAGTTTATTTAAACGGACAAAATCAATTTGTTATTACCGCCGATGTTATAAAAGATACAAGCGATTTAATAACGGATTGGGGCAAAGAGATACTAGGATTAAATGAAGACTCATTAAAGTTATTAAGAGAAAAGGCTAAGCAAATTTTGATACCATACGTTAAAAAAATAATACTTACAAGATGATACTTTCTAAAACAACGGATATACTAACTATTAATTTAGGAGCGTCTAAAACGACTAACGAATTAGACTGTTACGTTATCAGTAATACTAACGGGGTAACAACTTCTAGTGTGTTTCATACGTCGGGATTAAATGCGGTTAATCTTGTTTTAGCAAGTACGATTAATAATAAATTATCTGAATTAGTTTTTTTAAACGTGTTTAATTCGGATACAATTACACATACGGTTATAATAAAATTAAATACTTATAAAGTTAAAATATTTGAAATGTTAGTAGGTGATAGTATGACTTATTCAAATGGAATTTTTCAAATGTATGATGTTAAAGGAATAAAAAAATAAAATATGTACGCTTCAATTGATGAAATGCCCATTTATAACTGGTTTAAATGTGTCGAATTAAAAGACTATTCATATTGTGCAAAGGATAGATTAAAATCGGATTTAGAAGCATGTCAAATAAAGTTTAGTGAATTATACGCTGAGTATGTGGATACGTTTGGAATAAGTCAACAATTGCAAGATATTTTATGTTTACAAAACGAAATACTTGTACTAAAAATTGATATGGTACTTACAAATGATAGGGCGTATAAAACATTTATAGAATTAAAGGAATTAGAATTAGCCGATAAATTAAATGTAAAGCAATCAAAAACAAATACGGCAAAAGTAGCTATCGAAAAGTATTTAGGCTTTAGATTGAATGAGAAAGAGGTTACAGTTAAAGAATATTATGATTACTTACAAGCGATAAAAGAAGATAATGGCAGAGCAACCAATTAATAGTGACCAAATTATTGACCCTAAATTTTTAGATATTGCTATTGCAAAAGCTAACGAATTTCTTATTGTAAATAAGGAGTTGACCGATGTATTAAAAACTAATTTAGGTATTACTAAACAATCTTTATCTAACATTAAGATAAATAATTCAGCCGATTTAAAACAACAAGCATTTTTAACGGCCGAGGCTGCAAAAGAATTAAAGAATTTAGAAGCATTAAAAAAAGCGGCGGCACAAACTGAACAGGCTTTACAAAAAGTAGAGCAAGAACGAATTAGAACAAATCGAGAACTTGCAAAAAGTGAAGCAGAATATAATAGGCAAATAACTAAAAACACTAAAGATGTCCAAGTTGCAACAAATGCTTATGATGCATTAAAAAAGAAATACAATGACTTATCTCGTGCCCAAATGGAATTGGATGCAAGAGGTAGGAATACTGGCGTTGTATTTAGAGGTATTCAGCAAGAGGCTCTTAATCTTAGAGCTGAATTAGATAGAGTAGAGCAAGGCGCTGGACGTTTTCAAAGAAATGTAGGTAATTATACAAGTACATTTAATGGATTAGGAAACTCGGTTAATCAATTAACTAGAGAGATGCCAGCGTTTGCAGTATCAATGAATACTGGTTTTTTAGCTATATCAAATAACTTACCCATATTTTTTGACCAATTACAAAAAATTAATGCTGAAAATGCTATTTTATTAAAACAAGGTAAACCAATTGAATCTGTATTTTCTAAATTAGGAGGTGCTATATTTTCAATGGGTAGTTTATTAAGTGTTGGCGTTACACTATTGACTATATTTGGTGGAAAAATAGTAAAAGTAATTGGAAGCTTATTTGATAGCGCTGATGCTTTTACGTTAAATGCAGAAGCTTTAAAAGAGTATACTGACGCCTTGAATAACGTGCAGAATGCACAGGACGATTTAGATAAATCAATTGGAAGCTTACAAAAACAGTTAATTGCACAAGAGGGGTTAATTGGTAAGGCTGGTGATGCTCAATTAGAAGCATTAGATAAGTTAGGAGACCAATATATTGATAGGGAAAAGAAGCGTAAAATTGAAGTAGGTAAAATAATTACAGCTCAATTAAAAGATGGAGAAAAAGAAGTTGATATTGAGGTAAAAAAAGTAAATGGAATTACTGAAATAAGAAGAAAAGGAAGTGAAGAAGTTATTCGATTAAATGCTGATGCTAATAAAATTTTAACTAATTATTCTGGATTTTTTCATAAAGAAATACAAACACAAAATGAAAAAGCAATTCAAGATAAATTAGATATTTTAAATCGTGAGGATGCTATTTATAAAAAGAAATTAGATGATGAATATGCCTACAGATTACAAATAGATTACCAAGATTATAAAGCGGATAAAGCAAAGAAAAAAGCTAAAGAAAAAGACTTAATTGATTTAACGGATAGAATTATTAAGCAAAATATACTTAATGAAAGTGATACAAAACAAAGAGCTGAATCAATGGCTAAGTTTGATGAACGCATAGCTATTAAAGAAGTTAACCGTATAAATGCAACATGGAAACAAAAACAATTATTAATATTAGCTATTCAACAAGATACGATTAATAATTTAATTAAAATTGATGAAGATTATACTAAAAAAGAGCAAGATATTATTAATAAAAACTTTGAGGAAAAGAATGCTATTGCTGATATAAATATTAAAGCTACTCACAAAGTAATTGAAGATAATAGAGATTTTGAATTATGGACATTAGAACAACAATATAATGAAGAAAAGGCAAAAGGAGATAAAGCTAGTAAAGCTAAATTAATAAAGCTTAATCAATTAATTTTAGACAAAAAAGCATTATTAATACAAGCCAGAGCCGATGAAGAAAAGGAAGGTAAAACAGACTTTGAAAAAACAGCTATTCAAAATAAAGCGGATATCGATATAAAGAAACTGAAATTAGATAGTCAAAAAAAGGATGCTGATGATAATGATAAATTTAGGGCTGAACAGTTAAAAAAAGATATGATTTTTGCATCTAAAATAATTGATGCAATTGCAAAAGCAGAAGCTGAAAAAAGCAAGGTAAGAGTTGAAGGTTTTGACCGTGCAATTAAAGACGAAGAAAAAAATATTGAAACTCAGAGAAATTTAGCGCAACGTGGGTTAAAAAATACTTTAGCAGAGGAGGAGGCTCGTAAAATTCAATTAGAACGCCAAAAAGAGGAGGAGAAACAAAAAGAAATTAAACGACAAAAGGCTTTAGCATTCTTTAAATTATTTGCTAGTTACGCTGAGAAAGACCCAAACACAGCCTTACAAAATGCATTAAAAGATACTATTATTGCTGAGGCGGTTAGTGCTGCATTTATTGATGGTACTGAAAACGTTGGAAAAGATGCGCAATTTACTGGCAATAAATTTAAAAACGGTCAAGATGGTTATATTGCTAAATTCGACGGCGACGAAAGGATAATTAACCCAGAGCAAAATCGAATGATTGGCAATTTATCGAATGAAGCCCTAGCGGATTTAGCATACAAGCATAATAACGGCTTATTAGATACTGCAAAATATGGAGTTATACAAAGCTCTGACTTTGGAAGTAATATCGCTAATTCAGCTTTATTGATGGCTACAATACAAACAAATAAACGATTAGAAAGTTTAGAACAAGCGATTAATAATAAACCAGTACCGAACTTTGAATTTGATAAATACGGTGACTTTATTAAAGAAGTTATTGAGGGAGGATTTACTAAAAGAACAACTATTATACAAAATAAACCACGTATTTAATTATGGCTACTAATATAAATTTTTACTTAAATTCAACACTTGTTAACCCTCCATTAAATTGGCAACAAATTGATATTGAATTAAATTTTGATAAAGATAAAGCGAATTTACAAGGGCAAACATCTATTACAGAGTGGATATGGGTAAATGAGAATGCTGAATTTATAAACCAATGGCTTGAAGATGGTAAAACTACAGGCGTTGGAGTGTTGGAAGGCATACCGTTAACTATTGATGTTGAAAGAAGTGGTGTTGTTGAAAACGTATTCACTGGATATTTAGATTTAACAACGTGTTTATTTGGTACAAATAGATGCTCAGTAAAAGCAATTAAAACAAATGGAATTGATTGGTTAAATGATGTTGCTGATGGGTTTACGCTTGATTATTTAAAAGATATTGGATTAATAACAAGTTCAGATTATCAATACATGCCATATATTATTAATTCAGTTCCTAATTACGTTGAGGCTGCAGTTAGTGTCTTAGGTGTATATGTAATGGTAAAAGAAATTAAGACAGCCATTCAAAGGATATTAGATTTCGTTGTTGAGATACCTATCTATTATGTTTTTTCAACTTATATTAAGTTAATTCTTTATATTATTTACTTAATATTATTGATTATAGCATTGATAAAGCTGGTTAAAGCAATTATATTATTGATTATACAGCCTGTTAAATATCATGCTTGTATGTCGATTAAATCACAATTAGAGAAAGGTGCAAGTTATTTAGAGATGACATTTGAAAGTCCTATTTTAAATGAAGCCCCTTATAATAATGCTTATATTTTACCTCAAAAATATTTTAATCCAATTAATAAAAAAGAAAAGCAACTATTTGGATTTACAGAGCCGTCAATTACCCAGGAGGGGTTTTATAAAGGTACATTTGGTAACTTATTAAGAGAATGTAAGAAGTTATTTAACGCTAAAGTCATGATAGTTGGTAATAAAATTATGTTGGTTCGTGATGATTATTCTACTTCAACAAATATTTATACACTTAATAGACCGTCAAATAACTACGATTATAGACATCCTACATTTAACGTTAATACAGACCAATTTAGAGCAAATTATTTAATATCATTTCAAACTGATAGCGTAGATAAAAATACAATTCAGGACTATTTAGGCACTTCATATCAGGTTATTTTAGAGCCATTAAGGGTAAATAATACGAATATGCGTTTAATGAAAGGGCTTGAAGAAATACGGTTAGAGTTCGCCTTAGCTAAAAGAAAGAATGATTTAACTGTTCCTGAAAATATTTTAAATGAATTTTTAAAGATATTCGATGTTATTGCTGGAGCATTAGTAAAAGTTGTTAATGCTATTATTACAGTATTAAATAAAATCATTGCGCTTGTTAATAATATTCTAAAAAAATTAGCATCAATTGGAATTAAAATGAATTTCAAATTACCCGAGATCCCTAAAGTTGATATGCCTAATTTCAAAAGTATTTTTGCAAATAGAATAGGGATGTTGAAAATTGAAACTGACATTATCAGTGTGCCTAAAATATTTATTATGAATGTTGCTGGGGCATCTAAAAATAATAAAATTGATGTTGCAAATGACCAGTATTTTAGCGGAAAATACATATATAATAACTTTCATTTTATTAATTCATTTGTGCCAAGTTCTGAAAAGCCAAACGCAAACCAATATTATTTAGAAAGTTTTGAAAAGGTACCGTTTTCTTTTGCCGAATATGAACAAGTTAAAGAAAATAATAGTATATTTACAGACGACGGAGAAGATGCTATTGTTGACTCTTTAAAATGGAATGTTTTTAATCAAACAGCCGATTTAAAGATAAGGATTAATAGACTTTATACTAATAATTTAAAAGAAACATTCTTAGAGCCTAATGGAAAGTAATGAAGCTAAAATACATTTAGATAACATGATGAGTGGTATCAATGGTATAACCGCTATGTTAGATAGTGGTTTTGAAGGTCTTAAAAAAAATATGACTAACGAACAAGCTAAAGAATTTGAAACGGCTTTAAAAAATTCTAACTTAGATTCTCACATTGCAGAGTTTGAAAAAACAGCATTAGATTTAAAATCAAAATTAAATATTGATTAATGGGAGTTTACGTTAATTCAATTACATATACAAATCCTTTAGATAGTAATCCTGTTAGTTGGCCATTATTAAACGTTGGCGATGAGGTTTTAATTACTCATAATATTTCGGTTAAAGAATTTACATTAGCGTCAACTGTAACACCTTGGATTGTAAACAATACTGACGGTTATATTGGTACTGGTTGGATTACTGGTGGCGACTTTTCAAAATTAATGGTAGGCGATACTGTTATGCTTTGGAATTATAATTTAGGAGTTGTAAATATTGCATCGGCTACAATTATTGACAAACTTTCAGCAACCGAAATAAGAATAAATACATCTGGAGGTTACCCGAATAACGACCCTTGGATTGAAAATGTTATGTCGGTTACAATGCCAATAACGGCTTTAACTTACAAATATAATTGGATTGAAAACGCAGAGGCCACTAACTATTATTCAAAAGTAGACGGAAGCACTCATAATGCAACTATTACAGGGCTTAATCCTGCTGGGGCTGGTACTAATAAACCAATGGCATGGACTAATTCAGTACCATCTCAAATTGGAAGTGTTGTAGTTGATGAAACAAGCCTTACAACAACATTAATTTATAGTTCAAACTTTGCTATTAAACATACAACTAGGGTGACTCCTACGATGTTAGCTGAGCAATGGGATGATATTTACGCTGGAATAAAACCAGATTATTTCTTTAATCTTAATTGCTTAAAAGCTATTTTTTATTACCAAGCGTACTATTTTGTAACTGACCCTAATCATATTCATATTTTAGAAAGTGATACAACGTTAGGAAATACAGGACATTTTAACGAAAGTTGGAATACAAACTTAACGAATTATTATATTGAGAATATTATTTATACTGATGTTGCAACTGCTACAGTAGTTTCAAAAGCAACATTAAAACCAACATTTACAGACTTTGAATTTTATGTTAGAAATACAATAGATAGTCCATTTGTTGCGGGACAAACGAGATTAATAGTTAATTTTGCTAAAGCCCCTTATGATGAGATAGAGTACCAAGGGAATTCAAGAGATTTAAAACATAACTTTGTTTGGGATAGCAAATTATTAACATGTGCATTAGTTCCAGTTGCTGTTGACGGAGATAATTATTCAGACGTTAATATGCGTTCAATAAGTGGTTTAAAAGCTACTTATGTAAGTGCAACAAGTGTTAAAATAACAGGGCGTTTAGCTTTTACATCTCAAAGTATATCTGTTTTTGAAGAGTCTGAAGAACCTCGTTATATGTTTTGGGTATCAGTTCAAGAAAGAGCAAAGGTAGGAGCTTTAAGCGATAGAGTAAATTTAAAAGTTGATTTTAGTAAATTCTTTTATCAAACTGATTTCCCTAATTTAATTACTTATAACGTATCAAAACTTGTGCCTAGTACAGTAAATACATTAGCGACTGGGTATGTAGCCATAAACGATACATTTTCGGAGGATGAGATTGTGGGATATAATCAAGTAACTGTAGGAACTGACCCATTAGTTACATCATGCTTATTAACTAAATTTACTGGTCGTATTATCGCTAAAAATTATACAACAAATGAAGAATTTACTTTAGAAAGTAAAACATTATTATTACCAGCTACGCCAATAGTTAGTGGATTTCAAAACTTTAATTTATCACAGCCTCGTAATTTTCATGTTCCAACTACTGAAATAAGAAAAAATATAAAAGCTAAGGCAGACACAACGCTAGGCGATTATACTTTTGCGTTTCCGTTTTTAGTGCGTTGGGAGTATTGGAAAAGTTTACTATCTGTTAATTCATTTTTCTTTGATTCGACAAAACCTTTAAACGGATTTAACCACCAATGGACACGATTTAATAATAATGCTTATGCTGGTGATTGGTATCTTAAATATGAGTGTGAAATTTCAGCTAAAGTAAATGGAAGTAATGCAAGTTATATAGGTGGTTCTTCATTTACAAATTTTGATAGAAATTTATCAATCACTGGAATATCAGGAGTTATTGATACTTATGATGCATCGACGTTAACCGCTTTAGTTAGTGGTGGTGTTAAATATATTTTAGGGTATGCAAATACTAGAGTAAAAGCAACATTTACAAGGGATATTGCATGGACAAAGCCAACAATAATTATAGGAATTGAAGTTTTTGAGTCTGGTGGAGTTGACGGAAAACGTCGCATACATTCTGATTGGGCTAGTGATTCAGATACTTGGTTTATTCCTTTGGCTGGAGTTGGTGCTAATAAAGTAAAAGTAACAACTGCTGGAGGCGTAACTTATGGTGAGTGTGATTTAGATTTCACTAAAATATCGGCTTTAGTTGGTTCACCTAAATGGAAAATAACAGGTAGGGTTTATGATACAGTAGGGGCTACTTTGTCAATAACTGATGGCTTTGGATATTTAAGAAGTCAAAATGTATTTATGATTCCTACTGATCCTATTCCTACTGAAACAATAGTTACTTCTCATGTTACTACTGATTGTTGTAGCGATTTAGTTTGGCGTGTTTTAGCTGATGCGGATTCAACTTTAGATTTGAAAAATGACAAAACATCATTCTTACAATGGTTTAATAAAGACGCTATAAATACTGCGGTTGTAAAATTAGTTAAGCCAGATTTAACAGAGGTTACTTTAACAGCATCTACACTTTACGGTACGCCTTACGATTACGGATTTAAAACAAATAGTAAGAATGAAAAATTAGTAGGCTATTTAATTGACTGGCATTTGATTTTATTAGCGTTTGGCGATGGTATTTATTCGATTAAATTTTATGTAACTACTATTTTTGGAGGCGCTAAAACAATAACTGAAAAATCGTATTGCTTAAAACAATATACTGAAGCGAGAGCAGACGGAACAGTAAGAGTTGAGTATAATCAAAAAGGGATGTTAGGGGATAGTAAAATAGATGAGTTACTTCGTGATTATGCTGACTTGACATGGTACCAACAACATCGTTTTGATGGGGTATTTCACTACACTAATTCGACTTATAAAAGTGAGGATATTCAATATAAAAACGGTCAATTAGTTACTGTAGAAGATGAACAATCAGCAGAATTTTCTTTAAAATTAAAAGGAATACCATCTTTTAAACATGATATTTTAAGAACTGATATTTTAATGGCTGATGAAACATTGATTACTGATTATAATATTCGTAACTTTGATAATTATTTTAAGAAAAGTGTAAAAAAGAGTGGAAGTTATGATCCTAAATGGTATCCTTTACAGTCAGATATTGCGCCAGTTGAATTGAAATTTAAACAAGCATTTAATAATTTAAAAAAATTTAGAAGTTAATGGCAAATGCTGAGATAAGACAAGGATATAAAAACGTTGCTTGGTTCACCGCTAATCCAACACTTGTATTGAAACAAGGGCAAAGAGTAAATTTAGAGCAAACAGGAACTTATAAATTAGGCGACGGCGTAACTCAATTATCCGCTTTATCTTTTTTGGGTACTACTTACACATTAACAACCGCAGAAATTGGTACAATAATTAACGGATCAAGTTCAGCAACTCCAAATGATACCGATTTAGTAATGTCGGTTGAAAGTTCAATTGCTAAGAAAAACACATGGACTCAAATTAAAGCATTTTTAAAGACTTATTTTGATACAATTTACACTACAACATCGGCAGTTGCTAGTCAAATAAGTACGGCATTAAGTGGGTATTTAACAAGTACGACCGCGGCTAGTACTTACCAAACTATACTAGGATATACGTCTGAGAATGTAGCCAACAAATCAAGTTCATACACAGTAAGTTCAACTACTACTTATGCAAATACAAAGGCTTTAATTGATGGTTTAGGAACTAAACAAGATACTGGAAGTTATGAAGTTACTGCTAACAAAGATGCAACTAGTGGTTATGCTGGTCTAACCCTATTTAAAATAAACTTTAAAAACGTTTCCAATACATTTACTAGCTTTTTTACAAATAGCAATATAGTAAGTAGAACTTATACTTTTCAAGATAGGGATGGAACAATAGCGGATAATACTGATTTAGGAACTAAACAAGATACTTTAGTTTCATTAACAAATATCCGTACAGTTAACGGCTCAACATTATTAGGTAGTACTGATTTAGCGGTTGGTACTATCTTAGGAAGTGTAGGAATAACCGCAACATTCGGTACGCCAGTACCTTATGGAAGTGGGGTGGATAATACGGTAACAAGTAGTCCTTTTTGGAGTGTTTACAATAGTGGGACTCAAACAAAACAAGTATTAGCTAATACTTCAACAAGCCAACAGCAAGCTTATGCATTTGAAGAAAATGGTAATTATAGTGGTTTTTTTAGATATGGTAGTGCTTTTGTCGCAAGTAATTTTTCAGGGACTTCATTTACGAAATCTAATGTTTTATCAATTGAAAGTGGGAATAGTTTATCAAATCCAATCATTTTATTAGGCACTCCAATTATTCATGGAATAGGCGCAACATCAACAAACGTAGCAACTCGACATGATGCGACTGGATGGCGACAAGGCACAATGGCCGATATTCATACTTCAAATTTAAACCCATTTACAGTACAAGGTAAATCATATTTTGGATCAAATACTTTAGCTACCGCTTTTGTAGACATTGAACCTAGTATTGTAGGTAATGCTGGATTAAGAATAAGAACAGGCGTTGCACCAACCGCACCAAATGAAGGCGATACATATCAAGATGGTACTAATATGTACATTTATATGTCGAGTAGTTGGGTTCGATTAAATGGAGATACTCAATCAAATTTAGCATCAGTAAATTTAGCAATCCCAGCAAATAATAGTTTAATAGTAGTTAGAAAATTCAAAGTAAATTCAGGTATAAAATTAATAATAGGCTCAGGTAGTCGCTTTAAAATTCAATAAAATGGCAGAAATAAATTTAACGGCAATAGCCGCAACATCAATTTCAACTCCAGCAGCAGGGGTTGAGGCAGTTTATATAGACTTAACAACTAAAAGACTAGCATCTAAAAATGACGCTGGTGTAGTTAGTGATTATGCTGATTTAACTAGCACTCAAACATTGGCTGGTAAAACTTTAACAACTCCAAATATCGGAGCCGCAACTGGGACATCTTTAGTTGCAACAGGCATTATAACTTCATCTGGTATTACTGGAATTGGTTACGCTACAGGCGCAGGGGGTACGGTTACACAAGCAACTTCAAAAGTAACGGCATTTACTTTATCAAAAGTAACAGGTACTATTACTTTCGCTGCTGATGCTTTAGCTGCTGATACTTCAACCGCTGGAGCAGTTTGGACAAATACGGCAATTGCTGCAACTGATATGGTTATTTTTACTCATGTTTCGGGAGGTACTTTAGGCGGTTATAATATAGCTTGTTTACCTGCTGCTGGTAGTGCAACTATTTATTTAAGAAATATTACTCCTGGTTCTTTATCCGAAGCACCTGTATTTAGATTTACAGTTATTAAATCAGTAAACGCATAGTTATGAAATACGAATTAACAGAACAACCGATAAATATTACAGAAACCGAAATAGATGCCAATAGTTATTCGGCTACTATTACTATTTTTATAAAAACAACTGATGGAATAAGTCCTTCATTTAACAAGCAAATTGAGGTTATTAGCACAAACGCTATGACTGGATTTGAAGTCGATGAACAACGTAATAAGGCGGTTAATGATTATATTTTAGAAATAAATAAATAACTTTTTATGACCGCACAAAAACAACTATTAACACTTGAAAATGCTGTAAAATTAGGCACATTAATAGTTGTTGTATTAACTAATTACTTTGCTACTAAATCGGACATTCGAGATTTAACAACAGAGAAACGTTTTGAAATTACACATATTCAATATCAGTTAGATGAACTTAAAGATTGTTGCAATGAAAGGCAACCTAAACAATTAGTATTTAACCAAAGTCAGGCAATTTTGCCTAATGGTATTAACTTAGAAAATGAGAACTGATGTTAAACAACGATCAATATTTTAGAGAAAAGTTTTTAAAAACTCAAATAGTTTTACACCACACAGCGAGTGGAAGTAATGCTGATAATGTTATTCATGGCTGGAATTTTAACCCAGAAAGAATTGGAGCATCTTATTTAATTGATGGACTAGGAGTTGTTAAAAAAGCGTTTGAACCAGAATATTGGGCTTACCATTTAGGGTTAAAAACAGCCGATAATGTTAAGTTAAACAAGTCAAGTATTGGTATTGAAGTATGTAATTGGGGACAGCTAATTAAGAAAGGAAATGAATTTTACAACTATGTTAATAAAGTAGTTCCTGAAAATGAAGTTGTGCAAATAGCTAAATTCAGAGGTTTTGAATTTTACCATAAATATAATGACTTACAAATAGCATCACTTAAAAAATTAATTTTAGAGTTATGTGTAAAGTTTGGAATTGATAAAAAATATAATTCAGATATGTTTGATATTTCACAAAATGCTTTAAGTGGTGTTAACGGAATTTATACCCATGTATCTTATCGAAATGATAAAAACGATATGAGTCCCCAATTTAATTTAATAGAAATGCTAAAATCTTTATAATGAAAAACATATTTAAAAACATATTCGCATCATTAGACAATCATAACTTAGGTTACTCAGGACGTAAATTAACAGCCTTATTTGCAATATTAATGGGTGCTTGTGTAACTTATACATTACCTTTAGAAGTACGCTTACACGCATTGTATTCGTGGCAAATGTTAGCTTTATTATGTTTAGGCATTATTACAGTCGAGCAAATAATTAAATTAAAAAATAGTAACGATAAACCAGAATAAAGTATTATATTTAATTTTATTAAAAACTCAATCTTTACCAGGTTGGGTTTTTTTATTTCTAAAATAAATTAAAATAATTATAATTATATCAAATATTATGTTTATATTTGTAGAATAAAATAAAACTATGATAAAAAAAAGAATTTATGTAAGTGGTAAAATTACAGGATTACCAATTGAAGTGGCTTATCAATCTTTTTATAATGCTGAAAAATTACTAATAAATTTAGGACTTGATACTGTTAATCCAATGACATTAAACCACGATCACGATTTAAGTTGGGAAAATTATATGCGTGTCGATTTAATCGCATTATTAAAATGCACACATATTTATATGCTTAAAAATTGGCATACTTCAAAAGGAGCTAATATCGAGTATAATTTAGCAAAAGATTTAAACTTAACAATAATATTTGAATAATGACAAAACTAAAAAAAGACGGCAAGCCTAAAAAAAGCGGTTGTGCTAAAGGTGAGAATCGAGGGCAGGGACGTAAACCAATTCCTAAAGAAGATAAGGCTGTGCCAATGTCAATCAGTATCAAAGGCAATGAAGAGAAAAAACTTTTTGAAGAGTTTAAACTAAAATTGAAAAGATAATGGAAATGAAACAACTATATAAACCAGCATTAGGCATATTCATTTTAGTAATGATATGCCTAGCATTGAAAGGATGCAATAAAACTCCAATTAACAACAAAACGGACATAGCAATTACAGACGATAAAGCTGCTGAACAAATTGCAGGATATAATTATAACCAAGCATCAAATAAAGTAAAGATAGTTGAAAAGCTAATTCCTATTTATAAGGATCGTTGGAAAACTAAATACGACACTATTTATAAACAAGCTCCAGATACTTGCCATTACTATTTAAGTAAGTTAAATGCTGAGAAAAACGCATCTGATAGCATAAACGATATAGTAATTAAATCATACGGTAACCTTATAAACGCTGGTATAATTTACCAAGCTAAAAAAGATAGTGTGATTTTAAAACAAGATGTTGCATTGAAATCTAAAGATACGGTTATTGATAGCTTAACCCGAAGTAAAAAAAAGTATTTTAAAGGATTTCGACATGGTTTTATTAGCGGTGTTATTGTTAGTGGAGCGGTCAATGTAGGTAGTAAATTTGTTAACTAAATAAGATAGGGAAAAAACGCAGTTACATGCTTGGCGTATTATCAGTAGGCGCTTAAATTAAAAACGAAATGACACACGAATAAAAAATTAACTATATGAAAATACAATAAATATGGAAACTTTTATAAAATAATTTGAACTACTTAATAATTTATCACTGCAAATCTTTTCATCAACTATTAACTTTGAATCAGAGTATATGAAATCTAAAGAGCGAATTTTTAATGAATATAAAAGAGTTAAATATTTTAGAAATGAGAAACTGTTCAGTTGGTAGCAATTTAATATAACGAGTTGCATATAGGCGAATGAACAAATAGCGTTGGAATTGTGCGGTTGGATTAAATACTAAAATTATGTTTGAAAAAATAAAAATAGAAGATGTTAATTTATCAAAATTAAAGGTTGGAGATTACTTTGTTATTAAGGATTTCGCAATAGAAACAAAACATACAAGTTGGTTCAACGGAACTAATTTTGATAGTTCTAAGATTAAATATGTACTGATTCAGTATGTTGGACAAACTGACGTATAACTACTCGCTAATCGTAACTAAAAGGTACACAAAACTAAAGTTATTAAATGTCCTTTTTAATTAGAATCATTATAAATATCATTTTATTTTAAAATAATTATAATTTAATTAAAATAAAGTGTATATTTGTACCATATTAATCAATTAAAATAAAACGAAATGGAATACGCTACAGTTAAACAAATAGGTAAAAATACATTTGCAGTTGTTGATAGTGCTAATCAATGCCGATTTTGCACACCTTCAGAATTAAAAGCAAATAACTTTTTAAAGAAATTATTAAAACAAGCTAACCAAAACTAAGATGAAAATAACCACAAAAAAAATAGTAAAGGTATTAGAGGAAAAATATAATTACCTAAAAAATGACAAAGATATTGAAATGATAGTTAAAGACACGTTAAAAATCGTTGATAGCATTTTAATTTATCATAAAAATATATCAATTAAAAAATAATGGAAATAATAATAGGCAATGAATACAGATATTGCAATAATATAGATTGTATTGTAATAAAAAAAGATAGTACTCATGTTTTAATTAAATTAAATAATAGTACTTTATTAGCAACACCACACAGTTTACTTGATATTAACTATAAAAACTAAAACTATGAAAGACCAATTATTAAACGAAGGTTTAACCGCCACAGAAAACAAGCACATGACAATCTCAGACTTAAAGACGGGTTTGTTGTTAGTATTAGGGTTTCTTTTATGTATTGCAATTTGCACTACTGGACACTACTATACAAAGGCTAAAAATATGGAGCATCGATTTAATCAATGTAGTGAAATCGAAGCTATTAATCAAGCAACGATTAACGAACTTACTCACGATAATATGAATCTTGTTAATGCGAAATAAGGGACGGGGCTTGTAGCTGAAATAAACCTAACAACGCTATTTTAACACTTCCGCTTTTTGCCACAAGGTTGTGTTAGTTTACAGTAAAATAAACCAAATTAAAATAAAAAAATATGAATTATCAATCACAAGAAGAACACGATTATTATGAAAACGGAGCTGCACAAGTGCAGGCTGAATATGAACAACAAGAGTCTTATTATGAATTTTTAAATCAGTTAATTAAAAACGAAAAATATCAACTGCACGCTATTTATGTTGCTTTAGACACGTTAAGTAGTGCTGGAAATAAAGATTTTAATCCTGCAATGAGTTTTTTAGTTGATTTAAAAAATATATTAGAAATACCAAAAGAGCCAATTACACAAAAAGATATTGATGAAATGCCTTTTTAGCAAAACTATATCAGCATCAGAAAAGTAAACATCAAAGGTTTATTTTATTGAAACTAACGGTTGGCAATATGAAACGGTTGCCTTGTAAGACGTTTCAATTTTAGTAATAGCTTAATGGCAACTGTTTTATATTGCTTGTTAGGAACAGTACGATTTATTATGGAACAATTAACTTGGAAAATTGATTTAAACGCTAAATGCCCACATTGTGGGGAGGAAGATACACACACGTTTTATTTAAACGCAGATACTTTAATTTGTGATAAATGCAATAAAGAGTTTAATATCGAATTGTGGGCGAAAGATATTGAGGTAAGATGCAGTAAGTAATTTTTATTGTGTCTAACGTTCCGCAGCTAAACGAGGTGGCGTTTTCCACTACAAAATATTATTAAAAACACAAATTATGAATACAGAAAAAATGCCCTTAGAAAACAAAAATGAGCCATCTTGTTTAGGTGCTGTTAGCGGTAGTGCTTTTGAAAAAATAATTAAATTATATGAAAACTCTTTAAATTGGGATTTTGATGGTACAGCATGGTTGAGTGCAACGAATTATGAGGAATCGCAGAAAGAATTTAAAGAACAATTAATAAAAATACTAAACACTCTTTAGTATTACCGCTAACGTTAAAAATAAACGATGGTGGCGTATGCGGTTACATAATTTCAGCCACTATTGTTTATTGATTGTTGCCAGTAGTACGGATTTTTAAAACAAATTATTTTATGAATGTATTAAGTTTATTTGATGGTATGAGTTGCGGACAGATTGCACTCGATAATTTAGGAATAAAAGTAGATAATTACTTTGCTAGTGAAATTAAAAAACACGCAATACAATGTACTAAAGATAATTTTCCAAACACAAAACATATTGGAGATGTAACGAAAGTAAAAGCTATTGATTTGCCTAAAATTGATTTGTTGATAGGTGGAAGTCCTTGTCAAGATTTTAGTCGTGCAAATAGTGTTCGTGATGGTTTACAGGGTATGAAATCAATGTTATTTTATGAATACATACGATTACTTGAAGAAACGAAACCAAAATACTATTTACTCGAAAATGTGATAATGGATGATATAGGCTACAGTACAATATCCGATTTATTAGGAACTGAACCTGTAAGATTATGCGGATCGAAAGTAAGCGGGGCATTAAGAGATAGATTGTTCTGGACTAATATTGGACCTGAAAGATTTGATTTGTTTGGAAACCGAAAAAGTGCAATACCACAACCGAGAGATAAAAAAATATTATTGAATGATGTTTTAGAATACGGATATTCAGACAAAAAGAAACATACTTGTTTAAATACAAGTTGTGGCCGAGATGCTAACCAAAGATATATGTTGCACCGATACGCAACTACTGGAATGACAACAATAATTTATACAGACGAAACTATGGATGAAAGTAAAGGAGTGAGATATTGCACTCAAACAGAATTAGAAAAACTGCACAATATCCCAATAGGTTATACAAAAAACCTAAATAAAGCGCAAGCTGGTAATTTAATAGGCGATGGTTGGAATGTAGGGATTGTGGAGCACATTTTCTCTTATATGCAATTAACGTAGTATTACTGGCAACGGTTGGGTGTATGAGAAGGTTTGCTTATATAAACTTTCAAATTACCACTAAACTTAATAGCAAACTTTCTTATACACCTTGTTATAAGTATGTAAATTAAATTTATTAGATATGGAAACACAACACAAATACAATGCTTGGAAAGCCAAATCAAATGGCGAACCAATAGAAGGGACTGATAGAATATTTAATGGTGTTAGCAAAAGAGCAATAATTAAACATTTGGCTTTCGAGGAAGATGTTGAACATCAACATAATGATATGATAGTTAGATGTAAAGATGGAACAATGTGGTGTGTTTCTCAAATTTAATTTATTACTTATAACGTTACGAAGCTAAAAGCTGACCGCCTTTATTATCGGTTAGGTGATGGCGGTTTGATTTTAGATTGTGTTAGGTGTCTGGTTTTAAAACGAATGAGTGCAAATAGAATAGTAAAACATATAATTTAAAGTAAAATGGAAAAAAAGAAAAAATATCAATTCCTGTTTTTTTATACAGATTCTGGCGAATGCGGAGAAACTAAAGAATACTTGGCTAGTAGTATTAAAACAGCTTGTAGAAAATTTCATAATTGGAGAGAAAACACAAGAAACGAAAGACCTTTTGATGTATTGGATTATGAAGTGAGATTAGGTGAAGACTTTATTAATATATCAGAAATAGAAATAATAAAAAAATATTTAAACTAGCTACAACGTTATATAAACACAGGTGGGGAGGGTTTTAAAACTTGCACATAACGGACGGGGCTTGTGGCTGAAATAAACCAAACAACGCTATTTTAGCACTTCTGCTTTTTGCCACAAGGTTGTGTTATAAGCCGTTTATTATTAACGATAAAACCAAATAAAATGATAGTAGATAATATTGGATATTTAAACTTAGAATCTGTTTCAGAATTGGGACATTTTTCAATTTACGAAACACATAAGAAAACACAAATACTTGTGAAAAATACAAGTGAAGAAAAACTTACACTTTATTTACCCGATAAAAGTAGATTAGAATTTAAAACAGTTGAGGATAAAAAGATAGTTAGCGGAGTAAAAGTTTTTGACTCTAAAACAGATTCATTAACCAATATTGATACGGCTAAATGGAATGGGGGGAAACAGATAATGTCATACGAAGAATACTATCGTTAAATGGCTTATAACGGTTTGCAGCTACACGCAGTTAAAAATAGCGTGGGCATCAGCAAGGGATTTTTAATTGCTTGTAGGTGCTGTTAGGCGATGCTTTTCTTCGGTCAATTTAGTAACAATTTAAAACAAATATAAAATGTCAAACAAAAACAAAATTTTTCTCGGTGGAACTTGTGCCGAAACAACTTGGAGAAAAGAGTTGATTAGTAAATTAAATTCTATTCCTTATTTCAACCCTGTTGTTGAAGATTGGACACCTGAATGTCAAGCAGTAGAAATTCAAGAAAAAGAATTTGAATGCAATATTCACTTTTACTGTATAACCAAAGAAATGCAAGGTGTGTTTTCTATTGCAGAAGTTGTGGATAGTGTTCATAATAGATTTAAACGAACAATTTTACACGTTATTCCTGATGGATTTGAAAAGGGGCAAATAAAGTCTTTACAAGCAGTTGTTGACTTAATAAATTCTCGTGGTGGAACTGCTTATGTAGATAATGATTTGTCAAGGTCTGCTCGTGTTCTTAATTACTCATTTTCAAATTACGATGATGCTGTTCAGAGTATCGCCTAACGTTATCTAGCCTTGCTTAGTTTGGCTATAAGCAGTTATATAATGCCAAATTGAGCAAGGGTTGTGTTAGTTTTTAGGCACTTAATTAAATATAAAAAGAATATGAAAATGAAAATAAAAGAAGCAGAATTTAAAACAGTAATGCGTGAATGCAAAGAAAAAATATCAGATTGTATTTATGGATGCGATGAGTGTAAAAAAGAATTTGAGTCAGACTCTAAATTATCAATAGATATTTTTAGTCAATCTGATAGTACAGAAAATTTAGATTTTTGCTCTTGGGTATGTTTATTAAAACACCTACCAAAAGTAGAATGTAATTACTTTGTTAATTTACCTTATTTAAGTTACGATAGCAAAACTAAAGGATGTAACGCTAGTGATTTTATTAACGCAATAGGTAAAGTTTCCAATAATAGTAATAGTGCTTGAAACTAACGGTTCAGGTATTGCCGAAGGCAGGGATTTGAAAGACGAAAGTTTCAACCTTGCACAAATGCCCAATAGAAGTATAAATGATTAATTAACCGATAATGCCCTGCTTTTGGCAATACCTTGTTAGGTGCAGTGCTTCTCACAAACTTAAATAAAAATGGAATACTTAAAAATTGCAGAAATCGCTAACAAATGCGAAGTTAAACATCAACAAATTAGCGAACATTACAGAATGATTGGTGCAAACAACCAATTTACAGATGAAGTTAGAAATGTCTTTTACGCTGACATTAAAGATATGGAGCGTGATTTGAAAACATTAGAAGGTAAACTTAGCAAGTATGTCAAATAGCATTGCACCTAACGTTTTGCAGATAATGGCTGGCGGCTTTTTAGCAAACAAAGTATGTAGCCGCTTGACATTAGGTGCTGTTATAGGTAGTGCCAAAAGTAAAGACTAAAAGAATATTAATAATTAAAACTATAAAAAATGGAAGATTATATTAGTAAAATAGTACAAGATGCTGCTAAAAATTTACAAATTGAAAAGGAAAGACTAATTAAATTAAGGATTAAAGAACGTGTTAATGAAGATGTTGATTTAATTTTAGAAGCTCAAAAAAGATTTTCAAAAATAGGTAGAGAGTTTCATTCAAACGACCAAAGCGAACATTGGTATTGGAACGATGGAACTGAAAATGGATTACATTTAATTAGTTTTTATCAAGATTTTGAGCAGGATTTAATGAGTAAAGATTACAAATTTAATGCAGGTTTTAAATATCGTTAATTATATAAGAAGGTTAAAAGGCATTACATATAACGGTTTGCGGCTAAAAGCAGTTGCCTATTAACAAATACTGCTTGATAACACGCTTATCTGCAATTGCTTTTAGCCTTTGTTATAAGCTGATTAAATTTTTTAGTGATGGGGAAAATGACAAAAGAAAAAGCAGAAAAAGTATATGAATTACTTGTAAGCATAGGTGGTGCATATGAGCCAGAAAAAGATAGTTTTATTTACCACCATACAGAAAGTAAAGATGGATGTGGTGAATGGCGTTTTTCGGGTAAACTTGGATTCGGTGGTAAATACCGAAGTGGTTATAATAGAGTAGATTGTTACAGAGAAGATGAAACGACTGAAATGATTAAATTAATGGATGAACTTAACGGTGCGTTGGCAAAAATTTAATTTGCATATAACTACTCGCTAAGACTACCTAAAGAAAATAGTATTGATAATCAATAAGTTATAATATAATTAACTAATTTCGTTATATAATTATTATATATCAAATATATTATATATCTTTACAAAAAATATATAAAACTATGAAATCACAAATCGAACTCGAATCAGTCGAAACAGAATTAAAGCTAATTAAAACACTAATGGCTATTAATGGAATACCAAATAATAACATCCCTTTAATAGTATTAGAGTGCGTTAAGATAGCTGGTAAAGCAGTTACCTATTTAGATAACGAAACTTTAGAGCAAGTATTTAACCTTAAAAAAACTATTGACTAATGCACACACCAGAAAATAAAATTAACCCAGACTCATTTTATGAAAATGATTTTTTAGACTACGAAGTTTACGACTGTTCAATATGCTCAGAAAAACAAACAACTCTAATTTATAAAGACGCTTTAAGTAGTGGTAATATATGTGAGGATTGTTTAACCGAACCAGAGTTAGGACACGTTTTAGGATTGAACAAAATAGAATTTGAAAGGTATCAAAATAAATGTAGAACTTTAAAACCAATTAATTAATTATGGTATCAAAAGAAAAATTTATCCCTATATTATCAAAGATAGGATATAAGACACGTAAAAAACTAAGCACGTTCTTAAACATTAAAAATGTTAGTGATGCCTTTAGTGGTAACTTTATTAGTGATGAACGCTTTGAGCAGTTACTTGAATTTATGGAATTACAGAAAGTTACTAATTTTAGTTTTGTTGGATCGGTTGTTGAAAATGACGACGATCAAAAATCACATTTTTTAAGAGAATTAAATAACTTATTTAACTCAAAAGAAATGCAAGATTATGACCATAATAAGCAAGGGTTACTATTACAGGAACAAATAAGAATGTACAAGGATATTAATAACAATAAATATAACTAACATGGAAAATAAAATAAAACTTGCACAATTAAAAAAGATTAATTAATTTTACCGAGTTGGACGGTGGAGCGTCATATCAAACAACTAAAATTTTAACCCGATTGCCTGAGGAACTCCACTTCCAAAGGCGTCGGGTTTCTTATTTAAAAACAAATCATTATGGAAAACAAAACTATTGAAACGTGCTTAATGCAATTTCAAACAGAGATTGGAATCATTAAAAAAGATTCTAAAAACCCACATTTTAAAAATACCTATGCTAGTTTAGGTCAAATACTAAGCGAAGTAAAACCTATTTTAACAAAGTGTGGATTAGTATTATTACAACCTATTGATGCTAATGGTGTTACTACTAAAATATTAATGGCTGGAGGCTCAGAAACGGACTTTGTAGAATCGTTTATTCCTTTACCTATTGGATTAGCACCGCAACCTTTAGGCTCTGCAATTACTTATTATAGACGTTATACGTTAAGTTCATTACTAGCTTTAGAAATTGATGATGATGATGCTAGTATGGCTAGTAAGCCAGTAGAACAAAAACCAACCGCAAACGAAGTAGATTTAGTAAATTCTAAAATAATAAACGCTAAAACACTTGAAGAGTTACAAACTATGTTTAAAGCATTAACTCCATTAGAGCAAAGAATAGCTACTGAATTAAAAGATAAATTAAAATTAACACTTAAATAAAATGGAAGGCACAACACAT